TTAATCAAATATGTTCATAGCTTGATGTTTTTTATCAGTATATAAATGAGAGTACGTTTGAATTGTTTCTGTAATGTTAGAGTGCCTCATTAATTCCATTAATAAATACATATCTACACCATTATTAATTAAATAGCTTGCGTACGAGTGTCTTAAATGGTGTATTTTTAGATTCGGGAATACAGATTTAAAATGATACGAATAGGTAACGTATCTAATAGGTTCTAACCCCCCGAATATAAAATAGTTTTCGTCAAAATATTTATATCTTTTAGAAGATTCATTATACATGTTTTTAAGCATCTCTCTAATTAATTTTGGTACAGGTATTATCCCTTTAGAACTTTCTTTTTTTAGATTATATTCAATTTCTCTATTACTTAAATTGATTTTCTTATTTACGTCAATTTCGCCTTTTATTTTATCGTAATCTTTCCACTGCAAAGCTAAAGCTTCGCCTATTCTAAGACCAGAATAAAATAACAGTTTAGTTAGCTGACGAGAAGTATCGTTTGTGATTTGTTCTACTTTTTCATCAAATTCTTCACGAGTGATAAATTTAGCTTGTGGTTTTGTTCTGGGAATAGGAGTTACCGATAATGTGGGGTCGTATAAGAGCTTGTAATGCTTTTTGGCGTAATTGATAACTGCTTTAAAACCTGCCCACACAGATCGTGCATAGCCAACAGAAAGACCTGCATCGTTTAACAAATAATTCCTGAAAGCAGTACATTGCGTAGTAGTGATTTTGCCAATAGGGATATTTCCGAACCTTTCTTTTATGTGAGTATTATATTCTGTAGTTCGCTTTTCTATTGAGCGTGCAGAAAGATTTTCATTTTTTAAACGATTAAAAAATATATATTCAAAGGGTTGATTGTCCGAGTATCCATATTTAACATTTTGTATAAATTCGCTTTCAGCTAGTTTGGCATCTTTCTTACGTTCAAACCCACGCTTCATTTTTCGTTTGTTATTACCGTATACATCTTTATATCTAATGGAAAAATACCATTTACCTGTATTATCATCCTTATATACTGGCATTTTGCTTTTCCCTCCTCAAAATTGGCAAAAAATAATAAGGGTAGGCGGGCTACCCGTGATTTTAGTACTAGCTACTAAATGTGATATAATAAAATAAAAAGTAGGTGATGAAATGTGTGTAAAATTTACTGACGCAGAAATAGCTTATATAAAAGAATCAGTTGAAAATTATAGTAGTGAATTTGATATTTATGACGATGAACAAGAACTTAAATTAAAAATTTATGAACAAATTATGTTAAAAATCAAATCTGAATACAAGGATACCTATTTATTCCGTCTTATTAATTGATTTGGTATATTCTCTTAATATTTTTTCGTTTTCATCAACAATGTCTTTTAGTGTGTTTAAAAGAAAGTCACAATCACCTTTGGCTACTGCACCAGCTTGTGAATGGTTGATTATGTTTCTCATACTATACGCAATTTCTACCCGTTTTTTGGTTCTATAATTTACTTTACCTTCTTTAGTTAATTCTCCTAATAATTTTGTGTACATAGTTGAATCGGTGTCTTTATGTTTGATTTTATTAACTTTTTTTAATTTGATTAAAAACGTTTCTATAGCAACAGCAAAGGTTGCTGCAGCTGGCAAATACAATTCCCTTTTATAAGCTTGTAATCCTTGTTCTATTTGATAAGAAAAAGTTATATCATCAACAATCTCTTTCATACTATTTAAATCTAAGTGGTTGAACGGTTGTATTTCATCATGTGCTTTGTTTATCAATCTTTCTTTCGACTTCGATATCAATGTATTGTAATGATCGTTAGCTAATCTTTTGCCATAATTAAAAAATAAATCTAAATTGTTTTGTAATATTACGGTCCCGATATATTTTCCGTAGTAAATAGATGTGTAATAAATGTAATTATTAAAATCTAATAATCCGGATTGTTCTTCTACATACTTTTTAGAATCATATATGTATGAAGTAAAGTGTTTAGACAAATATTTGATATCAATATTACGAAAATTATATATTTCTTTTAATTTACTGTCATTTGAGATAACGACGATGCAAGGTTCTTCAAAAAAAGATTGATTTAGATAAAATATCGAAATCTTGTAATCGTCTTTTCTCATGAATGGGAAAGCTTCTGGATTGCTACTAAACTGATAATTGTATCTGTTTTCAACTACATATTTGTAGCCTTCTAAAAATTTACGCAAGTATTCTTTTAAAGTTTTATTTTCTTCCATCCCTCATCCTCCTCACGCCACATAGGCGCTATTAATCTTCCTTCTTTCTTATTGAAAAAATAAAAAAGATGATTGGGATGCTTAACATTAATGGAAAAAATATGACTATTGGTAATGACAGTACCGCCATATATAAGAAGAATTTATCAAAATTATATTTTCTCATTTTCATTTCTCCTTTGTTTATATTTCCTTATATTTAAAAACTCTCAACGGCTCAAATGTGATCGAATACTCGCCATAGTGAGTTCCAATACCATATATCTTTTTATATTGTTCTATTGCTTCTAATATGTATTCTTCGCTTAATTGTAGATACTCAGACAATTCATACAAGTTACGTACGCCATAATTATAAGCTTCTACAATTTCGCGTAATGGAACAGCTGAGATAAAGCCGTGTCTACGTGCGTAATTTTCGAACTTGCGATTGTTGAATTTCGAGTAATCGGCTATATCACCGTATGTAAGTTTATTATGTGCTAATTCTTCAAAGAGAATCCCTGCCTTTTCTCTATCTGATAAACCACGCTTTATCAAAATTAAATCTCCTAACCATACCCCGTCTAAATTATCTGGAAGCACATCAGCCTCTCTTATTTCAATATAATCATGTTGTATTAAAGTTTCTTCATATAATCCCATCTGATACATCCTTTACTTACGTTTGCTTCTTATATAATCTGCATAATCTAAAACTCTTTGCCATTCGTCATCTGTCAATTCTCCTTCAAGATGAGCTGCACGATGTTGTACTTCATCATCGTTTTCTTCAACCCACCCCATTAAATACGCAGGATTAACATTTAATGCAGTAGCTATACTTTCTATAGTATCGTTTTTTAGATTTTTGATATTTCCGCTTTCATAACGTTGTACAGTAGCTTCAGTTTTACCAATTTTTCTTCCTAGTTCGGCCAAAGTCATACCTTGTTTTTCTCTTGATTGTTTCATTCTTTTTGAAAAGCACATCGTAATACAGCTCCTTTTACTTGATAGTTCTATTATAAGGAAAACTTTCGGCATTTGCAATATTTTTTCTAAAAAACTTTCGTAAAATGCTTGACCTCTTTTGTAACATCATGATAAGATTACTTACGTAATGCGAAAGGTGGTGAAAAGAAATGCCTATAGATACTAAACTTTTGAAATCTAAAATGGCTTTGAAAGAACATAACATCAAAACCCTTTCTGAAGAAATTGGTGTCAATAGAGATACTTTATCTAACATGATACACGGGAGAACAAAACCATCCTACCCGGTAATAAATGGTATTTATTTTGCGTTAGAATTGACACCTCAAGAAGGAAGAGATATTTTTTTTAACGAAGACTTACGCAAAAAGAAAGTTTTAACTTAAGGAGGAACAACAAATGGAACAAACAATCAAACAATTTTTAGAATTTAGAAAGCAATTCACACCCGCACAGTGGCACGAAATTAACAGAATTATTGACGGACAATTTAGTAAAAAAGCCGCCGAGCTACAACTCGACGACCAAGATGTTGAGGTTATTAAAAATATTATTACTCAACAAAAGATTATGAAGTAACAATTTGAATAAAAGTTATTCAAAAATCACGAAAGGAAGATACAAAATGATGCTGACCAACACACTACTAGCAATTCACTTTTTCATGAATTTAGCGATATTAATTATGCTCGTAAGAATCGGTAGAGATTAACTTATACTTTTTAAGTTTGTTTATTCGTTGATTAGAAACAATCTTTATAAACGCAGGTTCTAATTCGAATTTATATAAAAACTCTGATGACGAATTAGCTATCATAACTTCTGGTTTATCTAATTGTTTATCGATTGGAGCATGCAAATAACTTGGATTATATATACCGAGAGATGAATATTCATCAGATTCCAATACTACGTTAATAGGTGTTAAAACATTTTTGTTTTTATCTAAAAATATTAATTCTTCTAAAGTATGAGTTCTAGACGAGTCATTAGCGACGACAAAATTTAATTCTACAAAATTATTTTCATAGTAGAAATTAAGATCGCTAATAACAAAACTGAACTTATTTTGAGAACGAGTATAAAAAATTGAGTATGCAGATAGACCTAAAGCTAGAAAAGCTACAACGTTTGAAAACAAAGTAGATTGTATGAATTCCATAAGAATAACCACCTTAAATATTTGATAACAACATTATACATGAAAGGAGCATAAATATTATGCAAGCATTACAAACATTTTGTTTCCAATAAAAAAACACACACCTTGTCGTAGAAGGTATGTGTTACGGAAATTTTGTTCGGTTCTAATTACTACGACTAACAGCACAATTTTTGCTGGTATCGTCCCCAGCCCTGTATGGTGCTTAGGTTTTCCGTCAAAGTCTAGCGTCCTAAAAGTTACTACCTTCTAGTACGCATACCCTAGTTAACGTCTCTTGGTTGACTGTGGAACACAACAAACGATGTTCTAATTTAGACTTACTAACCTATAAAACCACAGGATGATTTAAAACCTGGCATAAGCAAGGAAATCACCTCCCAATGTAGTGGGGTTGGATTAATTATATAACGAAATATCGTTATGGACAATAAGGAGTGGTAAGATGCTGAACTTAAAAGAATTGAGAGAAGAAAAGGGGATAACACGCTATCAACTAGCGAAGCTAACGGAATTACAAAACTCGACAATTCGATCTATCGAAACAGAGGTTAAAAACCCCGGTTTCCTCACAGTAAAAAAAATATGCGATGCACTACAAGTTGATATCGCTAATGTAAAGGAGAAATAAAATGCAAGCATTACAAACAAAATCGAACATCGGCGAAATGTTCAACATACAAGAAAAAGAAAATGGAGAAATCGCAATCAGTGCAAGAGAGTTATACAAGGCTTTGGAAGTCAAAAAACGTTTTAGCGCTTGGGCAGAAATTAACTTAAAGCATTTTAAAGAAAACAGAGATTTTACAAGTGTACTTACAAGTACGGTTGTTAATAACGGAGCTGTAAGACAACTAGAAGATTATGCTTTAACACTTGATGTAGCTAAACATGTTGCGATGATGTCAGGTACAGAAAAGGGTTTTGATTTTAGAGAGTATTTCATCCAAGTTGAAAAAGCTTGGAATAGCCCAGAAATGATTATGCAACGTGCTTTAAAAATTGCTAACAACACAATCAATCAATTAGAAACAAAGATTGAACGTGATAAACCAAAAATTGTATTTGCAGATGCAGTAGCTACTACTAAGACATCAATTTTAGTTGGAGAGTTAGCGAAGATCATTAAACAAAACGGTGTAAACATCGGGCAACGCAGATTGTTTGAGTGGTTACGTCAAAACGGATTCCTTATTAAACGCAAGGGTGTGGATTATAACATGCCTACACAGTATTCAATGGAACGTGAGTTATTCGAAATTAAAGAAACATCAATTACACATTCGGACGGTCACACATCAATTAGTAAGACGCCAAAAGTAACAGGCAAAGGACAACAATACTTTGTTAATAAGTTTTTAGGAGAAAAATAAAAATCTTAATAGGAGGAATTATCAATGAACACACTATACAAAACAACCCTCCTCATCACAATGGCAGTTGTGACGTGGAAGGTTGTAAAGATTGAGAAAAACACAAGATTTAAACTTAGAAATTTTGATTATCCAAAAATTAATAATGCTCAGAGCAAATCATTGTTGGATATTGCTAGTCACGATTTAAAAGATATTTAACTGTATTCAAAATTTTCATATCTTGTTGAGCTTTTAAGCTTTCGTATAAAGCTATTGAATAAATAATTTCGTAAGATACGTTTTCAGGAGCATCTTCTTTCAACTTATTTATTCTATCTCTAAAAAAGTCACTGTCACCACCGAATTCTTTTTCGGCTTGATTACTAAGTTCACCAAAGAAATTTTGAAAATCATTAAATTCCATACTTATCACCTCCTTTCACTAGGAGATAACTAAATTATACACAACACAAAAATAAAAAGGAGGAATAGATATGATAAAAAATAGTTTGCAAGCTAAAGAACTTGCAGTAATTTTATCTGTTTCTAAATCCAAAGCAGGACAAATAATAAGAGAACTGAATAAAGAGCTTGAAGACGAAGGTTACATTGCGATTCGAGGCAGAATACCAGTCCAATTAGCTAGAGAAAAATTCCCTTATCACGGCTTGTCAGACGAGAGAATAATGGAGGCGTTGAAAAAAGAAAATGAGTAACATTTATAAAAGCTATCTATTAGCAGTATTATGCTTCACAGTCTTAGCGATTGTACTCATGCCGTTTCTATACTTCACTACAGCGTGGTCAATTGCGGGATTCGCAAGTATCGCAACATTCATATTTTATAAAGAATACTTTTATGAAGAATAAAAAAACTGCTACTTGCGCCAACAAGTAACAGTATCAAACAAAACACTTAAGAAAAAATTCATGTTCAATATAAAACGAAAAACGGAGGAAGTCAAGATGTATTACGAAATAGGCGAAATCATACGCAAAAATATTCATGTTAACGGATTCGATTTTAAGCTATTCATTTTAAAAGGTCATATGGGCATATCAATACAAGTTAAAGATATGAACAACGTACCAATTAAACATGCTTATGTCGTAGATGAGAATGACTTAGATATGGCATCAGACTTATTCAACCAAGCAATAGATGAATGGATTGAAGAGAACACAGACGAACAGGACAGACTAATTAACTTAGTCATGAGATGGTAGGAGGTCGCTATGAATCAGACTGTAACTTATATCATCCGTCATAGGGATATGCCAATTTATATAACTAACAAACCAACTGATAACAATTCAGATGTTAGTTACTCCACAAATAGAAATAGAGCTAGGGAGTTTAACGGTATGGAAGAAGCGAGTATCAATATGGATTATCACAAAGCAATCAAGAAAACAGTGACAGAAACTATTGAGTACGAGGAGGTAGAACATGACTGAACAAACATTATTTGAACAGTTGAACAGTAAAAACGTGAATGATCATACAGAACAAAAAAATGGATTAACTTATCTAGCATGGTCATATGCACACCAAGAGCTGAAAAAGATTGACCCAAACTACACAGTAAAAGTACACGAGTTTCCACATCCAGATATTAACACAGAAAATTATTTTGTACCTTATTTGGCTACACCAGAAGGCTATTTTGTACAGGTATCTGTGACTGTGAAAGATAGTACAGAGACTGAGTGGCTTCCAGTATTGGACTTTAGAAATAAATCGCTTGCTAAAGGTAGTGCAACAACTTTCGATATTAACAAAGCGCAAAAACGATGTTTTGTAAAAGCTTCGGCTTTACACGGTTTAGGCTTATATATCTACAACGGCGAGGAACTACCAAGTGCAAGTGACAACGATATTACAGAATTAGAAGAGCGTATCAATCAGTTCGTGAACTTATCTCAAGAAAAAGGGCGAGATGCAACTATCGATAAAACGATGAGATGGCTAAAAATATCTAACATTAATAAATTAAGTCAAAAACAAATCGCAGAAGCACACCAAAAATTAGATGCGGGATTAAAACAATTGGATAGTGAGGAGAAACAATAATGTTAAACAGAACAGTATTAGTAGGACGCTTAACAAAAGATCCAGAATATAGAACAACGCCAAATGGTGTGAGTGTTACCACTTTCACTATCGCAGTTAACAGAACATTTACTAACGCTCAAGGAGAACGTGAGGCAGACTTTATTAACTGTGTAACTTTTAGAAAACAAGCAGAAAATGTAAATAATTATTTATCCAAAGGGTCATTGGCTGGCGTTGATGGACGTTTACAATCACGCAGTTATGAAAACAAAGACGGGCAACGTGTGTTTGTTACAGAAGTAGCAGCGGACAGTGTTCAATTCTTAGAACCGAAGAATAGCAACCAACAACCAAACAACAATTATCATCAACAAAGACAAACTCAAACTGGTAATAATCCTTTTGATAATACCACTGCGATTACTGATGATGACTTACCGTTCTGATTGGAATGATTAGATGCCAATAATTACTAGTTATATCACTCAAGATGACGGTACAACAACAGTTGTCATCTCGGGTGTTGAATTAGGCAATAAAGAAACATTACTACTTGATAACGGATTTGATGTGGAAGTCGATGTAAGCGTCATAGATCCGTTTCAAATTACCGGCAAGCAACGACGAAAAATATTCGCGCTTGTCAAAGACATAGAAGAATATACAGGTCAACCAATGGACTATATGCGACATATGTTCATCGAGTATGTAAGGACTTACTACGGCTATGATGAACGTATTTCACTAAGTAATTGTACGAGAACACAAGCAAGTCAAATCATTGAAGCAACGCTTGACTGGACGTTCTACAATGACATACCACTTAGCTACAAAACAAGCGACTTGCTGAAACAAGATAAATCGTTCTTATACTGGTCAACTGTCAACCGCAACTGTGTAATATGCGGAAAGCCTCACGCAGACCTGGCACATTATGAAGCAGTCGGCAGAGGCATGAACAGAAACAAAATGAACCACTATGACAAACATGTATTAGCGTTATGTCGCGAACATCACAACGAGCAACATGCGATTGGCGTTAAGTCGTTTGATGATAAATATCACTTGCATGACTCATGGCTAAAAGTTGATGAGAGGCTCAACAAAATGCTGAAAGGAGGAGAATAATGGTTAAATCGATATTTTTACAAGATGGAGAAGAAATTTTTGTTGATGATGAAGATTATGAGAGGGTTAATCAATATATTTGGACAAAATCTTATGTAGATAACGTTAGAAGAATTCACACAAATCCACTCAACGTTAGCTTAAGTGGATTTGTATTAGAAAATGGTTTTCAAAAAATAAAAAATAATGATTTTACCAAAAACAACATCACTTCAATTGGTTATCAACAACGATGGGCAAGGCCTACAAGAAATACTTCGAGTATCTATAAAGGTGTTTATTTAAATCGAAAAACAAAAAAATGGTCTGCTGTAATAAAAATTGATAGCAAATCTAAATATTTAGGTAGTTTTGTTGATGAATGGGAGGCAGCTAAAGCATACAACAGCGCAGTAGATAAATATTGGGACGGACAAGGTTATAAGAATCATAAAAATCAAAATGACTCTATATTTGAATATGAATACAAAACTTACAAAGACCAAAAACGTCGTAGAAGAGGAAAAAGTAAGTTCAAAGGAGTCTATTTAACTCAAAGTGGTTATGTAGCGCAAATAACTTATAAAAGAAAGACATATCATATTGGATGGTCAAAAAATATTTATGAGACTGCTCTCATGTTTAATAAAATTAATTTTTATTTACATGGTTCAGACGTAATCCTTAATGACGTACCTATGACAGATGAACTTAAAGAATTCATAAATAACTGGGAAGTACCGGACAAAATAAAAGCACTGAAAGAAGGTGCTGAGAATGACTGAACAACCAAGTTACTACTCAATAATAACGGCAAATGTCAGATATGATAATCGACTTACTGATAGTGAAAAATTACTTTTTGCAGAAATAACGTCTTTAAGTAATAAGTATGGATACTGCACAGCAAGTAATGGTTACTTTGCAACTTTATACAACGTCGTTAAAGAAACTATATCTCGTAGAATTTCGAACCTTATCAAATTTGGTTATCTAAAAATCGAAATTATCAAAGAAGGTAATGAAGTTAAACAAAGGAAGATGTACCCCTTGACGCAATCGTCAATGCCTATTGACGCAAAAATCAATACCCCTATTGATAATTCTGTCAATACCCCTATTGACGCAAATGTCAAAGAGAATAATACAAGTATTAATAATACAAGTAATAACAATATAAATAGAATAGATATATTGTCGGGCAACCCGACAGCATCTTCTATACCCTATAAAGAAATTATCGATTACTTAAACAAAAAAGCGGGCAAGCATTTTAAACACAATACAGCTAAAACAAAAGATTTTATTAAAGCAAGATGGAATCAAGATTTTAGGTTGGAGGATTTTAAAAAGGTGATTGATATCAAAACAGCTGAGTGGCTAAACACGGATAGCGATAAATACCTTAGACCAGAAACACTTTTTGGTAATAAATTTGAGGGATACCTCAATCAAAAAGCAGAACCAACTGGCATAGATCAATTGGAACGTATGAAGTACGACGAAAGTTATTGGGATTAGGGGGGATATTATGAAACCACTATTCAGTGAAAAGATAAACGAAAGTTTGAAAAAATATCAACCTACTCATGTCGAAAAAGGATTGAAATGTGAGAGATGTGGAAGTGAATACGACTTATATAAGTTCGCTCCTACTAAAAAACACCCGGATGGTTACGAGTATAAAGACGGTTGCAAATGTGAAATCTATGAGGAATATAAGCGAAACAAGCAACGGAAGATAAACAACATATTCAATCAATCAAACGTTAATCCGTCTTTAAGAGATGCAACAGTAAACAACTACAAGCCACAAAATGAAAAACAAGTACACGCTAAACAATCAGCAATAGAGTATGTACAGGGTTTCTCTACAAAAGAACCAAAATCATTAATATTTCAAGGTTCATATGGAACTGGTAAAAGCCACCTAGCATACGCTATCGCAAAAGCAGTTAAAGCTAAAGGGCATACAGTTGCTTTTATGCATATACCAATGTTGATGGATCGTATCAAAGCGACATACAACAAAAATGCAGTAGAGACTACAGACGAACTAGTCAAATTACTTAGTGAGATTGATTTACTTGTACTAGATGATATGGGTGTAGAAAACACAGAACACACTATAAATAAACTTTTCAGCATTGTTGATAACAGAGTAGGTAAAAACAACATCTTTACAACTAACTTTAGTGATAAAGAACTAAATCAAAATATGAACTGGCAACGTATAAATTCGAGAATGAAAAAAAGAGCAAGAAAAGTAAGAGTAATCGGAGACGATTTCAGGGAGCGAGATGCGTGGTAATCACAAAACAAAATATAAAAGAAATATTACATTGTAGAGATGTATATGCTCAAAAGATGATTGATTTTGCAAACGGAGACCAAGAGAAACTTAAAAAACTTATTGATGATAAGTTGAAAGAAAAAGAAGAAAGACCCGCAATCGTCGAATATTAAGGAGTGTTAAAAATGCCGAAAGAAAAATATTACTTATACCGAGAAGATGGCACGGAAGATATTAAGGTCATCAAGTATAAAGACAACGTAAATGAAGTTTATTCGCTCACAGGAGCCCATTTCAGCGACGAAAAGAAAATTATGACTGATAGTGACCTGAAACGCTTCAAAGGCGCTCACGGGCTTTTATATGAGCAAGAACTAGGATTACAAGCAACGATATTTGATATTTAGAGGTGGCACAATGAGTAAATACAACGCTAAGAAAGTTGAGTACAAAGGAATTGTATTTGATAGCAAAGTAGAGTGTGAATATTACCAATATTTAGAAAGTAATATGAGTGACACTAATTATGATCATATAGAAATACAACCGAAATTTGAATTACAACCTAAATTCGGGAAACAAAGACCGATTACGTATATAGCCGATTTCTCTTTGTGGAAGGAAGGGAAACTGGTTGAAGTTATAGACGTTAAAGGTAAGGCGACTGAAGTTGCCAACATCAAAGCGAAGATATTCAGATATCAGTATAGAGATGTGAATTTAACGTGGATATGTAAAGCGCCTAAATACACAGGTCAAGAATGGATGGTATATGAGGACTTAGTGAAAGTCAGACGTAAAAGAAAAAGAGAAATGAAGTGATCTAATGCAACAACAAGCATATATAAACGCAACGATTGATATAAGAATACCTACAGAAGTTGAATATCAGCATTACGATGATGTGGATAAAGAAAAAGATACGCTGGCAAAGCGCTTAGATGACAATCCGGACGAATTACTAAAGTATGACAACATAACAATAAGACATGCATATATAGAGGTGGAATAAATGAAGTTGAACGAAGTATTCGCAACTAATTTAAGGGTAATCATGGCTAGAGATAACGTAAGTGTCCAAGATTTGCACAATGAAACTGGCGTATCAAGATCAACTATTAGTGGATATAAAAACGGAAAAGCTGAGATGGTTAACTTAAATGTATTAGATAAATTGGCAGATGCTCTAGGTGTTAATGTAAGTGAACTATTTACTAGAAATCACAACACGCACAAATTAGAGGATTGGATTAAAAAAGTAAATGTATAGAGGTGGAATAAATGAGTATCGTAAAGATTAACGGTAAACCATATAAATTTACCGAACATGAAAATGAATTGATAAAAAAGAACGGTTTAACTCCAGGAATGGTTGCAAAAAGAGTACGAGGTGGCTGGGCGTTGTTAGAAGCCTTACATGCACCTTATGGTATGCGCTTAGCTGAATATAAAGAAATTGTGTTATCCAAAATCATGGAGCGAGAGAGCAAAGAGCGTGAAATGTCTAGGCAACGACGTAAAGAGGCTGAACTACGTAAGAAGAAGCCACATTTGTTTAATGTACCACAGAAACATTCACGTGATCCGTACTGGTTTGATAATACTTATAACCAAATGTTTAAGAAATGGCAGGAAGCATAAATGCCTAAAACCGATAGCGCATGTAAAGAATACTTAAACCAATTTTTCGGATCTAAGAGATATCTGTATCAGGATAACGAACGAGTGGCACATATCCATGTAGTGAACGGCACTTATTACTTTCATGGGCATATCGTGCCAGGTTGGCAAGGCGTGAAAAAGACATTTGATACAGCGGAAGAGCTTGAAACATATATAAAGCAACATGGTTTGGAATACGAGGAACAGAAGCAACTAACTTTATTTTAGAGGAGGTTATGAAAGTGAACTATGAAACAGGATTCCAAATAGGCGTAATGGAAGCTAGGTTGAAGAAGATGAGAAAACAACGTGATGAGTACAAGAAGCAACGTGACGAGCTTATTGGGGATATAGCTAAGTTAAGAGAGCGTAACGAAGAGCTGGAGAACATGTGGCGCACAGTCAAAAATGAATTGCTTGGAAGATACGAACATTGCTGTTTTAAAATTAGAGAACTACACCCTGAGAGCAAAGCGAACAGGATAGGAGCTCTCTATATAGGAGGTAAAAGCACTGCAGATATTATACTGTCGCGAATGGAAGAACTAGACGGAACAAATGAGTTCTACGAATTTTTAGGGCAAATGGAGGATGACACAAATGAATAACCGCGAACAAATCGAACAATCAGTTATCAGTGCTAGCGCGTATAACGGCAATGACACAGAGGGATTGCTAAAAGAGATTGAAGACGTGTATAAGAAAGCGCAAGCGTTTGATGAAATTCGCGAAGCTATTAATGCGCAATGGGTTGAGTATCCAGAAGACTGGGCGTCAGAGGTTTTGAGAGAAGTAAGAGAGCTTGAATATGAGGAGGAACAGGAAAATGAAAATTAATGAATCTTTGAAGAAATTAAAAGAAAAAGGATACAAAGAAAATGAAGATAAAGCTATTTTTAATTTAGCTGATGGTACGCTAGAAATTTACATCGACCATGACGAAAAAACAATAATTACAGAATTCCATGATTTAAAGGTATTCGTGTCAGAAGATTTAAAAGATAAAAGTATGGAGAGCGTTATGTATGAATTGGCTGGAATTGATGAGGAGGACAAGGAAAATGACTAACATCCTACAAGTAAAGCTATTATCAGAAAACGCTAGAATGCCAGAACGAAATCATAAGACGGATGCAGGTTATGACATATTCTCAGCTGAAACTGTCGTACTTGAGCCACAAGAAAAGGCAGTGATCAAAACAGATGTAGCTGTAAGCATACCAGAGGGCTATGTCGGACTATTAACTAGCCGTAGTGGTGTAAGTAGTAAAACGCATTTAGTGATTGAAACAGGCAAGATAGACGCGGGATATCACGGCAATTTAGGGATTAATATCAAGAATGATAATGAAACGTTAGAGAGTGAGGATATGAGTAACTTTGGTCGGAGTCCTGCTGGGATAGATGGAAAGTATGCCCGACTACCTGTAACAGATAAAATTTTATGTATGAATGGTAGTTATGTCATAAACAAAGTCGACAAACTAGCTCAATTGGTTATTGTGCCTATATGGACACCTGAACTAAAGCAAGTGGAGGAATTCGAGAGTGTTTCAGAACGTGGAGCAAAAGGCTTCGGAAGTAGCGGAGTGTAA